CCGTCTACGTCGGTGGCGGCATGGTCTTCAGCCATGGGTCCGAAGGTGGGCCCTACATCCTCAACATGGACTACCGCAACGACAGGCGGATGTCCCGGAGGTTCATCTGATGGCCGTGATGACCGCAACCGAACACGAAACCAAGAGGGCCACGATCGAGTCCGAGTTCAACGGGCTCCGCGACGCGATCGAGAAGCAGTACATCTCCGACCGCAACGACCTCGAGGACGCGTACCACGCGGACCTCGCAGCCAACAAGGCCGCCCGTGAGGCCGCCTACAAGGCCGTCGGCCTGAACCTGGACGGATCGGAGCCCTACGGGCGCCCCTCCGACAACCAGGATCCTCCGGTCAACACCGTCGCGCCGGCCATCACCGGCACGGCCACGACCGGCAACACCCTGACCTGCAGCCACGGCACGTGGACCGGCCCCGCCGACACCTACACGTACCAGTGGATGCGGGATGGGGTGCCCATCACCAACGCAACGGCTGCCACGCGCGTGGTCGCGGGCGCGGACGTGGGACACGCCCTCAAGTGCCGTGTCACGGCGTTCAACGAGGACGGGTCCGCGTTCCACGACTCGAACACGGTCACGCCGGCGTCCTAACCCTCTAAGGAGGTGGAGTAATGGAGACGAGCATCCTCAAGAGCACCAAGAAGGTCCTTGGTATTCCGGTCGACGATATTTCGTTCGACCAGGACATCATGACGTTCATCAACTCCGCCTTCGGCAATCTCACCTCTCTCGGGCTCGGTCCCGTGGAGGGGTTCGTCGTCGAGGATGAGGATACGGACTGGGACGAGCTCGGAATCGACTCAGTTCATATCCTCTCCTTGACGAAGACGTGCATCTACCTGCGCGTGCGCATGATGTTCGATCCGCCCCAGACGGGCTTCCTGGTCGACTCCATGAACCGCCAGCTTCAGGAGCACGACTGGCGGCTGAACCAGCTGCGCGAGGAGACGGAGTGGGTCGACCCCGACCCGCCGGTGGTGTTGGTCGATGAGTAACGTCGTCATCGTCGCCATCCCCAAACAGGACGACTACACCTGGAAGATCTCCAGCGAGGAAGTCCCGCACATGACTCTCTGCTTCCTCTCAGGGGACGCACCGGTCATGCCCATATTCGAGTTCGTGCAGCATGCAGTCGACACGATGAAGCTCGGCCCGTTCGGCCTCGATGTCGACTTCCGCGGTGTGCTTGGCCCCGATGAGGCGGACGTTCTGTTCTTCCGCAAGGACTGGTCCCTCAAGAGGATCAACCAGTTCAGGGAGGTCCTCCTCAAGGAGCCGAACATCAAGAAGGGCTACGACGCGGTGACCCAGTATCCCATGTGGACACCGCATCTGACGCTGGGGTACCCCGAAACCCCTGCAAAACCCGACAATCGGGACTACCCGGGCATATCCTGGGTGGAGTTCGACAAGATCGCCGTCTGGGATGGCAACTTCTCAGGTCCCGAGATCCAACTCGAGCACAACTTCGATGACGACATGGAGGTGATGGCGATGTCAATGGAAGCGGGCGAAGCGTTCATCCGACACCATGGCGTCAAGGGCCAGAAGTGGGGTGTTCGAAAGAAGCGCGGCCCCGTCGGTCGCGCCGCAGTCAGCACCCTCAAGGTCGCGGACAACGTTCTCTTCGTGACTGGTACGCAGAGCCAGACTGTGCACAACGGCATTCAGCGCCGAGCGCACAAGGCGTTCAAGCAGAACGAGCTCCCTGCTCTCAAGAAGAAGCACGGCAAGGCGGCCAAGCTGATCAAGAACCCGCTCAGCGCCGAGGCCGCTGCGTATCGCAAGGACGCCAAGGCGGCGTACGTCAAGCAGCTGGAGATCGCGGCCAACAACACGCGCAACTTCCAGGGCAACCTGCAGTACACGATGAAGAAGGAGGGCGGGAAGCCCAACACCAGGAAGTACTACTGGGCCCTCCACGTCAAGCAGGTCAAGCACGCGGCCACCGACACGGGCGATTTCGACTTCCGGGTCCACCCGGTCTTCGACGCCGACGGGTTCATCGTCGACATCGAGGACACGGCTTCCATGGCGCAGGACGCCGTGGACAAGGGCGAGGAGTTCATTTCGCATTTTGGAGTTAAGGGCATGAAGTGGGGAGTTCATCGCTCCTCGCGCGGGCGCAGGCCCCAACCCGCGCACGTGCCCGTAACTGCCGAATCCGTGGTTCGGCGGGGCCGCCTGACGAAGACGTCAGTGAAGACCTCTGGCGGAGAGAAGCATGCCGCTACCGACGACGCGATCGCAGCGGCGGTCGTCAAGCAGAAGCTCAAGAAGAGCGGCCACAAGGCTCTCACCAACCAGGAGCTTCAGCTTCTGAGTAACCGGCTCCAGCTGGAGACTCAGGTGCAGCAGCTGATCCAGAGGGCGCCCAAGACTCCGGTCGAGGCCCTCGCCGCGCAGGTCAAGAAGGATCCTGTTGGATCCGCCAAGACCGCGGTCAAGGTCGGCAAGGACGTTCAGAAGCTGCACAAGAGAGCGACGACAGGACGCCGTTAGAAAGGAGGCTTCATGGGACTGTCCAATACAGCCACACCGATTTACTACGGGCAGTTCCGTGAGGCCGTACTCGCTGGTGATATTCCCGTGAACCGGGAGATCGCCATGGAGATGAATCGGATCGACGGGCTCATCGCGAACCCGAACATCTACTACGACCCGGATGCCATCGAAGGCTTCATCAAGTTCTGCGAGAACGAGATGACTCTGACCGATGGCTCCGATCTCCACTTGCTGTTCACGTTCAAGCTCTGGGCCGAGCAGGTCTTCGGCTGGTACTACTACGTGGACCGTAGCGTCTACGTCCCGTCCGACGGCGACCGAGGTGGCCACTACGAGACGAGGACGATCAAGAAGCGGCTAACGCTCAAGCAGTACCTGATCGTAGCCAGAGGTGCGGCCAAGTCGATGTACGCCGCCCTCATCCAGGCTTACTTCATGACGGTCGATACGTCAACGACCCACCAGGTCACGACGGCGCCCACCATGAAGCAGGCCGAGGAGGTTGTGTCCCCGTTCCGCACATCGATCACGCGCGCACGCGGGCCTCTGTTCAAGTTCCTCACTGAGGGCTCGATGCAGAACACAACCGGCAACAGGGCCCTTCGGCAGAAGCTTGCCTCAACCAAGAAGGGCATCGAGAACTTCCTGACAGGCTCTCTGTTCGAGATCCGTCCGATGGCGATCAACAAGCTGCAGGGACTACGAACCAAGATCGCAACCATCGACGAATGGCTGTCCGGCGACCTCCGAGAGGACGTCATTGGCGCCGTTGAGCAGGGAGCCTCGAAGCTGGATGACTATCTGATCATCGCCTGTTCTTCAGAAGGCACGGTCAGAGCGGGTTCCGGTGACACAATCAAAATGGAACTCATGGACATCCTCAAGGGCGAGTACACGGCGCCTCACGTCTCCATCTGGCACTACAAGCTGGATGAGATTGAGGAGGTGGGTGACCCCTCTACCTGGTTGAAAGCCAACCCTAATCTTGGTCAGACGGTGACGTACGAAACGTACCAACTGGACGTCGAACGCGCGGAGAAGGCGCCGGCATCGCGCAACGATATTCTGGCCAAGCGGTTTGGAATCCCTATGGAGGGCTACACCTACTTCTTTACCTACGAGGAGACGATCCCTCACCGGCATCAGGAGTTCTGGCAACTCCCGTGCTCGATGGGGATGGACGCCTCGCAGGGCGACGACTTCTGGGCCTTCACGTTCATGTTTCCGATCGGGAACAAGTTCGGTGTGAAGACTCGTTCTTACATCACCGAGATCACGCTGATGAAGCTCCAGCCCGCAATGCGGATGAAGTACGAGGAGTTCATCAACGAGGGCTCACTACACGTCATGGGCGGGACCGTCCTTGACTCCGACGAGATCTTCGAAGACATAGATGCACACATCCTTCAGTCGGAGTACGACGTGCGCACGTTCGGGTATGACCCGTACAACGCTAAGGCCTTCGTGAACCGCTGGGAAGCCGAGAACGGCCCCTTCGGTATCCACAAGGTCATTCAGGGTGCCAGGACGGAGTCCGTTCCTCTTGGCGAGCTCAAGATCCTCAGCGAACAGCGCTTGCTGATCTTCGATGAGCTCCTAATGCAGTTCGCGATGGGTAATGCCATCACCATCGAGGACACGAACGGTAACCGGAAGCTCCTGAAGAAGCGGATGGACGAGAAGATC